ATTGGTTATTATAACTCAAAACCATCTTGGGTTGCTTACGATGGTGCAACACCATTAACCGTTAGATGGAATCTAAATGGGTATTGGGAAATGATTGGATGGGAAGGAATTTTCTGTGGTGAACCAAGATCTACAGATAGTGATTCATTCCCTGATACGGGTTGGTTTATTTATGATCCAACCGATAGTTGTTCGGATGCATCTTTTGATGTATCAATAGGGTCATGTCCTTTACCTGGCGTGGCAACATTTCAATCTTGTTGTGACTCTAATGTCATAATTAGAGTAATTAACATACCACCAGATTTATTTCCATTCTCAAATAATTCATATTACTTAGAATCTTCATCATTTGATGGTTGTGTTACCGAAATTAACTCAGGAACACCACCAACATTAACAGTTACATTTGATAGTTTAACAGAACAAATTGGAGGATGTGGACCTTGTACTATTGACTACCCTTGTGAGGTGGTAACACCAACTCCAACACCAACACCACCAATACCAACACCAACACCAACACCGGTTTGTGCGGTATGTCCAACGGTTGTTGGATTACCAGCATTAGGTAATTCAGTTACAATAAACGGAGTTACACTAACATCTTCAGGTTTTGGTGATATCACATATACCCCATCGGGAGGATTTATCTCGTGGTGTATGGTCGGATCACCTCAGACGGTGAATGGGAATGTATGGTTAGGACCAACAGGTCCATTTACTTATATATTAAGTTTTAGTTCTCCCGTTAATAACATAGTATTAAGATTAATAAATTATGGTATTGGTGCAAGTGGTACTGAATCATTCACATTTACAACAAATACCGGTAACCCTACATTATCATCTTGTGATTACTGTTGTGCAACAATTAACGGAAATGTTGTTACCGCCGATTACTGCCTATCAGGATCACCAGTTAATAATCAAGGTGGAGGAACATTTACCATATCAAACCCAACTTCATTCACAACTTTAACAATAACAGGACCTGGTGGTGAAGCGGGTACCATAGTGGATATTTGTTCGGACTCAATTCTACCCCCTCCAACACCAAGTAGTACACCAACAAATACACCAACAAATACGGTAACACCAACTAACACAAATACACCTGGTTTATCTCCAACACCAACACCAACACCATTTTTACCTTGCCCAAATTGTATTAATCAAGCTAATTTACCATTTCCGGGTAACAGCACAACGTATGCTGGATCAATTATAATAACCGCAACAGGAACAGGAAACATTGTCTCATACCCATTTGCTTCAGGTATGGAAAATTATTGTGGTCTTACAACTTTACAAGATTCGGTTTGGCTGGGTCAATCCAGTTCATTTTCATATACTTTAAATTTTAGTCAACCGGTTAATTATATTATAATTCAATTACTTGGGTACGATATTTCTTCTCCTATTTCGCAGGCGGAATCTTTCACTTTAACAACAGACACAGGGAATAACACCCCTGAAATTATTTTATGTGATGGATGTTGTGTGTTAATTTCAGGAAATACTATAACCGCAAGTAATATTAACAATGATTGTGATTCAGGTTGTGTTTGTGTTGGAGCAGGACAATTCATTATAAACAACTCACAACCTTTTACGTCCCTAACAATAAATGGTAATGGTGATGGTGCCGGTACAGTAATAACAATTTGTGATCCGGGACCAATAGTAACACCAACACCAACACCAATACCTACCTCAGAACCTGTAAATACCAATTGTTACCCAATATTAATCGGAAACTCTTGGGATGGTTCTAATTGGTCTTTAAATGCATATGTTTATAACCCAATCACATCAGTTTCAACACCTGTTAATGTACCTCAATCATTTGGAAATAGTTGGGGTGGGGTTGCAAATACACCAACAAAATTATGGATAATTAATGAATCAAATAATAGTATTAGAGAGTGGGATATAACAATATCTCCTTGGACTGCCGTTTGGAATAGAGACATTTTATCTCCAAACCCATCTAACTTACAATTAGGTTATATATTCGGTTCATTATGTGTATATAGAGACCCAATTACAAACATTGTTGATCCAAATAAATTGGTATCAAATGGTTTTGTTGGTACTACTTCAACTGGTGGTAGACAAATTGTGTTAGTAGATATTTCAGGGGGTATATGGAGTAAAACTGTTTTATATACTTTCCCAAGTACAACAAGATTTGCGGGTGATATTATTATGAACCAAAATGGTAAAATGATAATGACAACGATTGAAAGTTTAACCGGTCAAAATTATTTAACACAATTAAGATACTTGGGAGGATCTTGGACACTACATTTAGATATACCATTAACTTTAAGTGGAGGTCAGTCAATTTTTCAGTGGGGTACGTTTTTCTATATTGTAACAACAGGTCCGGGACAAGTCTACACAATACAAACATCACCACCATATACAACGACATCATTAGGGTTTCTTGCTCCACAAAATATATCTGATGCATCCCAAAGTCCTGATTGTGTAACGTTAGAATTTACAGTTCCAGAACCTACTACCACACCAACAAATACACCTACCGTAACACCAACTAGCGGGTTAGAACCAACGGTTACACCAACTAATACTAAAACACCAACTCCAACACCAACCTCAGGTTTACCTTGTTTAGATGAGTGTAGTATATTATTTAATAACTCATCGGATATATCGGTATACAATTTTGCTTTAGGAACAACAACATATTTAAACCCATACATTAGTGGGTTTATACCCGGAAGTCCTGACATTGCCCACACATCTAATAAAATATTCATGTATGGTTTAAATAATCAGATTTATGAATATGATTACACAAACTGCCCATTTAGTGCGTCTTTTAATAGAATAATAAATATTCCCGTTGGGTCTCAGTTAGGAAATGGGTTAGCGGTAAAAAATAACACAACATTACTTAGTAGTGGTTTTTTCTATGGAGCTAGTTTATTTGAAATTGATATTACAACCATATCTGCAGGAATAACAACTTTGTTTCCATTCACTAATAGATATGTGTTAGGTGATATATTGTATACGACTACTGCTCAACCTAAAATATTAGCAACACTAGGTGATGTTTCGGGTAATAATTTTTTATCACAATATGACTATAACACCGGTAATCTTGAAATTGATGTTAATATCAATTCAATTAATGGTCCTTTCGGAGTGTTTATTGAAAACGGTCAAATTTACGTAACTTCTTCAGGTGGAGAAGTATGGGAAGTTAGTTTAACTTTCCCATATACCCTAACATTAATACAAAATTTAGGAATTGGTATTGGTGGTGCGTCAAGTATACCAGAATGTTCAGATGCTGATTTATATATTAGCGGAACAACCCCAACTCCAACCCCAACAATTACAAAAACCCCAACACTTACACCAACAAGTACAACGACACCAACATTTACCCCAACGCCAACAAACACATCTACCGGACCCGCACCAACTCCAACACAAACCCCAACAAATACGGCCACCCCAACAAATACCCCAACCAAAACTAAAACCCCAACCCCAACACAAACTGTAACTCCAACAAAAACTGTAACACCAACAGTCACAAAAACATCAACACCAACCCCAACTCCAACAAACCCAATTGGAGGTTGTTGTCCTGTTGATAATACATTACCATTTAAGTCATCTGTTGTAATAGGTGGAGTAACAATAACTCCGTCAAGTGTAGGGTCTGTTAGTCAAGGTTTATCAATAACTTTTGTCCCATCATGTGGATCATCATCAATCACATTAAACTCACCATTATTATTAGGTCAAAATTCATTTACATATACGTTATCGTTTAGTAATCCTGTAAATAATGTAACAATTAGATTGGTTAATTATAGATACGTCCCAACAGGTACCGATTCATTTACGATCACCACAAATAGTGGTACCCCAACGATTACATCATGTGAGTATTGTTGTGCAACGATAACTAATAATGTTATAACCGCAAGTCAAGATATAACAAATATATATTGTAATAGTAGTTTGGGTATTGGTAGTGGTTTATTTACCTTTACCACATTATCACCATTTACCACATTAACAATAACAGGACCTGGTAATGGATCAAGCGCAGTTTATGCGTCTATTTGTGAATTTGACACAACACCTGAGGTCACACCAACTCCAACACCAACTAAAACTCCAACACCAACTCCAACAACACAAACAGTTTTAACAAGTTTCTTGGTGGTTAATTGTTGTACTAGAACAGAAAATTATAGTATTTTACCGGTAACTATTTTACCGGGACAAGTTATTGTTGGGACGGATAATAACTGTTATACTGTGATAACAGTACTAAATGGACCAATAAATGTGGTATGGAAAGGACCTGGATTTATATTTAGTGGGTGTACGGATTGTTTATCTGAATTACCTTGTTCAACACCAACCCCAACCCCAACAAACACATCAACACCAACAAAGACACCGGGAGAGACACCAAGAGCAACACAAACTAGAACACCAAACTCAACCCCAACCCCAACAAAAACACCAACAAGAACACCGGGAGAGACACCGAGATCAACACCAACAAGAACACCGGCTCCAACACCAAATTGTTTATATTATAGGATAAATAACACGGATGCAGACTTAGACGCAACAATCACATTTACACCTTGTTGTGAAACGGAAATTTCACCACTAATTATTTCACCTAGTTCGGTAACACTTGTTTGTTCATCAACGGCACCATCAGTTCCGGTAAATGTTACAGTGATAAATCTTGGGGCTTGTCCTACTTGTTAAAAATAATTTGACTTAAAATTATTTTTATTTTATATTTATTGATATAAGGTGAATGTCGTTATACACGGCAGCCAATAGACCAATATTAATAATATGATTACACAAGAAGAAATTAAAAGTTTCCTAGAAGGAAATGACCCTGAAGAGCACATAGTTGCCGTAGAGTTTGATTACGTATCAGACCACATTTTTAAAATCAAAGAAGTACCGGGAAAAGGTAAAGTTATCCAACAAGATTCCCTTATAGCATTTGCTTGGGTTGGTGATCTACGTGGACTTAACTTTTACGAAGGATCCAAAGCTTTACAAAAACAAGCAATGGGTAAATACGGTATTGTCATAGAAAAACTCCGAACAGATGGTAATGAACGATTAGAGAATGGTTTAACCTTTATGGTTAAATCAATTAAAGGATATCGCACATTAACCCAATTCTTCCGTGATGGTGGAATTGATCCGTGGGGTGAAAAAGCAAAAGATAAAATATTAATGGTTTCTCCTGTGGAACAATACCTCATCTCAAAAGAGAAAAGATTGTTTAAAGGGTTTGAAGAATACAACGACATTACGAGATTTGTATTTGACCTTGAGACGACCGCGTTAGAACCAAAAGACGGTCGTATCTTTATGATTGGAATGAAAACAAATAAAGGATTCCAAAAAGTTATTGAATGTTCAAATGAAGATGAAGAACGAGCAGGTCTTGTTGAGTTCTTTAGAACAATAGATCAACTTAAACCGTCAATCATTGCGGGTTATAACTCAGCAAACTTTGACTGGTTTTGGATTTTTGAACGATGTAAGGCATTACATTTGGACATTAAGAAGATTGCAGTTTCAATGAATGGTAAGAAGACAATCTCACAAAGAGAATCAATGTTAAAGTTGGCAAATGAGGTTGAACGATATAACCAAGTTCAAATGTGGGGATATAATGTAATTGACATCATTCACTCTGTTCGTAGATCACAAGCAATCAATTCAAACATTAAAGAGGCGGGTTTGAAGTATATTACAAAGTATATTGATGCCGAAGCGCCTGATCGTATCTATATTGACCACACAAGTATTGGTCCGATGTATGCCCACAAAGACGAGTATTGGTTAAACACCGAAAATGGTAAATACAAAAAAGTTGGTATTGATCCAAAGGTAGATGAGATATGTGTAAGACGAGGTGATGTATATCTTAAAACAACGGGGGACGACATAGTTGAGCGATATCTTGACGATGACCTTGAGGAAACGTTGATTGTGGATGACGAGTTCAACCAAGCAACGTTTCTATTAGCATCATTGGTTCCAACAACATATGAGAGAGCATCAACAATGGGTACCGCAACATTATGGAAAATGGTAATGTTAGCTTGGTCATACAAATATGGTTTGGCAATCCCCAAGAAAGAAGAGAGAAGAAGTTTTGTTGGTGGTCTATCACGATTACTTAAAGTAGGGTACTCTAAGGACGTTCTTAAGCTTGACTACTCTTCACTATACCCATCCATTCAGTTAGTTCATGACGTGTTCCCTGAGTGTGATATAACGGGAGCAATGAAGGGATTATTAACTTACTTCCGTAACTCTCGTATTATGTATAAAAATTTGGCGGCGGAATATAAGGACATTGATAAAAAGAAATCCACATCTTTTGACCGTAAACAATTACCAATTAAGATCTTTATCAACGCATTCTTCGGATCGTTATCGGCTCCACAAGTATTTCCGTGGGGAGATATTGATATGGGGGAACAGATTACTTGTACGGGAAGACAATACTTAAGACAGATGTTAAACTTTTTTAGTAAGAGAGGATATAGTCCTTTGGTATGTGATACCGATGGTATGAACTTCTCATTACCTGAGGGTGGTGTTGACGATAGAGTTTATGTTGGTAAAGGAAAAAATTGGTTGGTTAAGGAAGGTAAAGAATATCGTGGGTATGATGCTGATGTTGCTGAGTTTAACGATATCTTTATGAAAGGTGAGATGGGACTTGATTGTGATGGTACTTGGGATTCGTGTATTAATTTAGCTCGTAAGAACTACGCAACAATGGAACACAATGGTAAAGTTAAACTAACGGGTAATAGTATTAAATCCAAAAAAATGCCAAAATACATTGAGAAGTTTTTGGATAAAGGAGTTAAACAATTACTTAGAGGTGAGGGTAAAGAATTTATTGAGTGGTATTACGAATACATACAAAAGATATTTGACCAACGAGTTCCATTGGCTGAGATTGCATCTAAATCTAAAGTTAAGTTAAGTATTGAGGATTACATTAAACGTAGTAAACAAACAACTAAAGCTGGTAATCTTAACTCACGAATGGCACATATGGAACTTCTTATTAGAGATGGTATACAAGCAAACCTTGGAGATATGATTCTTTATGTTAACAATGGTACAAAGGCTTCTCACGGTGATGTTCAAAAGGTGAATGAGAAAATACCAAAAAAAGAAAAAGATGCTTACTTTGAGAAACACGGTAAGATGCCGGTACTTGGTTCACATATTGAATTAAATTGTTATCGTATTGATCCTTCAGATTTAGAAAACAATCCCGAAATGTTAGGTGAGTACAACATCCAAAGAGCAATCGCAACCTTTAACAAACGTGTGGAACCTTTATTAATTGTATTTGATGATGAGGTTAGAGATACATTATTAATTAAGGATCCTGAAGATAGAAGTTTTTACACAACTGAGCAATGTAAATTGATTAACGGTAAACCGTTTAGTCCTGAAGATCAAGATGATGTGTTTGAGAACTTAATTAAAATGGAACAAGGTGAAGTTGAGTTTTGGGAATCGGTTGGTATTGATCCTAACTATATGTACGAATTGGCCGAAGAGGGTTGGGAACAATACGTTTAAAATCCTAAATGATGAGGGTTAAGACATCTTCAACCCGTCTGAAGATAGTATATACCAGTTTCCTTCAACAAACTGAAACTGTACACAAGCCCCCCAATCTAATTGGAGTTCGTCCCATTCCTCATCAATTTTACCAAGGTCAGGTATTACACTAACACTTGTCAATACTTTTACGGTCACTTTAAAATTCTTTGTAGAATCTAAAGTGATTGTTGTTTGGTTAATATCTTTTGCAATAATTAATTTTTCACCATTAGAACTATAATTAGGTTCAGAAACAATTTTATATTCAACCGGTAATTGTGGTTGTACTTGTGGTTGTACTTGTGGTTGTACTGATCTAGTTACAATTTTTCTCTGTGGTATTTTAATAATTTCTGGCATATTAGATTACATATATTTGTCTTGGCATTGCTCTAAACTTAAGAGATTTATTTAAGTTTTCAGCAATTAATGCTTCTCGCTCCATTACCTTTTCAGGTTTCAATCTTGTCAATCTACCTTCAGGTCCGATAAGTTCATCAATTAATTTTGTCTTTTCATCTTTCGCTTCAGTAGCCAATGATGTATAATCCATAGTTAATTCAGAGTCAGGAGTTTTGATGTTTCCACTAAACTTACCTCTTACTCTTGCCAACGTTTCTTTACAATAAGCGGTAAACCATCTACGAACCCACACTTGAGCAGGATTATTTAGATCTACCCAAGACATTTGTTGGAATGGAACATCTGACGGCATTTGAATGATGTCGGGATTATTTTTTAAACAATCGTCTTTATCTTCCTCACAAGCATCATAATACCAATACCAAACTCTACCTTTTCTTAAAGTACCATTTCCAAAATCAAATTTTCCACCCGGTACATTCATTAAATGAATTGCTTTCTTACCATCAGGTAATGCGGTAACTCTATATGTTAAATCCCCTTGAATAATTCTTCTTTGGATGTTAATCTCTTGCATTCTTAATAACATATCAAATGCCGGCATCATAAAATAACTACCCGCTAAATTACCCATTTGGGCAAATCCTGCTGGACCAGCTAAACCACCACCGGCAATACCACCAAAAGTCCAAGGATCAATTAATGTATTATTTAACTCCGCCGGAGAAAACCATAATAGTTCATTAAGTTCTCTACACGCAGGAATCTCATATATTTGTTGATTCTCAACTAATTGAATATAATCTTTCTTTAAGACATAATCACCACCGGTTTGTAGTCCAACAATCTTAGAATACGCATATGTATATCTTGTCTCATAGTCCAAACTTTTTGTAACAAAAGCTTTCGCTAAAGATTGTGTTTCAACATTTAACCCCCAAAGATTAGACCATTGAGATTCAATCAACCAATCTTGAATATATTGTGAATAATCATCAATAGAGAATTCTAATAGAGTATCCATTTGTTCGTCATCTAACTCAACACTACGAAGTGGAGCCCCTAAAAGGTGACGAATTCTTGTATATAATTTACTTCTTTCTGGTTCTGAAATTATTGCCATAGTTTTTAATTATAAATATCTTATTTATTAGTTCTTAACAGATACAATTCATTGACAAATTCCCAATTTACGTGATCCCAAAACTTTTTGATGTATTCATCTCGTTTATTTCTATAACGTAAGTAGTAAGCGTGTTCCCATACATCAAGCCCTAATAGTGGGTAACCTCCATCTTTAACAACACTCATCATAGGATTATCTTGGTTTGGTGTTGATACAACTTTTAATCTTCCTGTTTTGGTAAGAACCAACCATACCCATCCTGATCCAAATCTATCTTTAGCGGATTGATTAAATTCATCCTTCATTTTTTTTATGTTACCATATTGTTTGGTAATTTTTTCAAATATCTCACCACTTGGTTTTTGTCTTTTCGGTGATAACATTTTCCAAAATAATGCATGATTAAAAGCACCACCGGCATTATTTCTAATTGTTATATTGTATTTACCGATTGTTTTTACAATATCTTCTAACTCAACATCACCATAATCTTTTTTGGATAACGCATCGTTTAATTTTTTTACATAACCTTTATAATGTTTGTTATAATGAACATCCATAGTTTCAGGATCAACAAACTTATTTAATGCGGAATATGAATATGGTAATTTCTCAATACCAATTTTTTTCATTTCCATTATAAAGTTTTCACGAATATTTTGTTTTTCTACAATAAGAATTTGTTCATTGATTAGATTGATTTTTTTACCAATACCAACTAATCCTTCATACATTAAATTCTCATATTTGGGGAAATCACGTTCAAATTTTTTAATAACTGAACCAGCTTCTGAGTTTGCTTCATCTTCATTTGGGCCACCGATATCAGGACCTCTCTCAACACCTTTAGTTGATCGTTGCCATTCGTGAACCCACTCATGTGCTAATGTTCTACAAACATCACGATTTATTCTTCCTTTAGTTAAAACTTTAAGTTCGGAATTATCATTTCTACTTCCAGTTGACATACCTTCAGTTTTTTCACCTAAAAATAAAACAGTAACATCATTTTTAACGGGATATTTTTTTTGTAAATATTTTAGGAAATCCCCCACTAATTCTTTGTCCTCATTGGACATATCACATTTTATATGTTTAATAGTTACTTTCATTAATCATAAATATCATATAAAACAAAAAACCCACCGAGTGGTGGGTTTATAATGTTATTTTTCCTCTTCAGGTTCTTCTTCTTCTGTTGGTGGTTCCTCTTCAGGTGTTACAGGTTCAACAAGTAACCCTAAATTCATTGCCTTAGTTTCTAAACACGCAAATAACGATTCAAAACTTTGTCCTGATGGTCTTCCCATACTAACCATTGCGGTATTGATATCATTTTTACATTTTACAAATTCTTCTTTATTGTTAATTGATTTACAACTTTGAGGTATTTGGTCCATTGTTAATCCGTTAGCGTCGAAACACTCCATAAAATCTTCAATTGTAGATTCAAATAATAAACCTTTTTGTTTCAAATATCTTTCTTCGGCAAGTAAATTAACTTGTTGTGTCTTTCTAATTTTAGTTTGACTTCTACTGTTACTCATAATTACCTTCTTTTTCTTGATTCATTAGTATTCATTACCACAGGATTAGTGGTCCCAATTTTTTCTAAAACACAATTCATAAATTGCATACCATCTTGTGGTGTTTTATTTAATTTAGCTAGTTCCGTACCACAAGCCATTACTTTAAAAATATCTGTTGGGATTTTTTTAGTTGTCATAACCGACATACCTAATTCTAAACAAGTTGGGATTTTAGTCATATCAGACAATGTTAATACTTCTGTAGCACACCCCATAATTTCTTGAGGAATATCATTTTGTGATTCTTTAATAACTCTTTTAATTATTCTAGTTAAATCGGATTCGGTTAATTTTACAACTTTTTTCATAATAGATTTGTTTCCAAATAAATATCACAAAAAAGTAAAAGTTATCGTCTTTTATTAATAAGTGATAAAATTTCCTCAACCACATCCCCACTATTCTCAGGTTGTTCATCCCCCATTACGGTTCTGATGATTTCTTTCTTACGATTTAAGATGTCATATATTGCACCTTCAATGGTGTTTTCGTATAATGGATAGTAAACAAGAACGTTTGATTTTTGACCATAACGATACGCTCTATCTTCAGCCTGAGCGTGTTCAGCGGGAACAAATGATAAGTCATTCATAATTACAGCCTCAGCGGCGGTTAAAGTTAGACCCACACCGGCAGCTTTTAAGTTACCAACAAATACTTTAATCTTTTCGTTATCTTGGAATTCATCAACCGCGTGTTGACGATGAGGTTTAGAACAACTACCATCCAAATAAACCGCTTGTTTTCCAAAGTGTTGGTATATTGTTTGTAATGTGTCGGTAAAGTTTGTGAAGATAATAACTTTTTTACCTTGTTCTATAATGTTCTCAGCAAACTCAATAGTTTGTTTTGTTTTCTCGTTAGCAATAACCTTTCTAACTTTCATTAATTTTGAGAACTGAACGGTAAGTGAAGATGATTCATCTTTCTTATTATCAAACCAATCATAGTAATCACCCATTAATTCTTCATACTCTTTTGACTTCAAACGAAGATATACAGGAGAAATAATTTTATCGGGAAGATCCAACACATCCTCTTTTAATCTACGAAGAATTTGTTTTGACGTTCTATCTCTTAATTCTTCCAAATTAGATGCTCCCGTAACATTCCACACTTTTCTATTTCCCGCAGTAAATTGATATCCCTGACAATAACGAATAGCATAAGCCATCCAATTTTGAGCAACAGGAGATTCAATAATGTTTAATAGATTATAATAGTTCATTGGACGAGATGTCATTGGTGTTCCCGTTAACAACCAAGCCCTTTTTATGTTTTTTACATAATGATTGATAATTTTTGTTCTTTGTGCTTGGGGGTTAGATATCATATGGGCTTCATCTAAAATAACCAATTCAAATTCAGATTGGTTTAATAAAGATTTACCCTTATCCTTCATATCGTGAAAGTTTTTTAAGATATCATAATTAACAATAACAAAATCAGCTTCAGTTGAAAATTTCTTACCTTCTGCAATATATACGGTTCTATCTGAATAATTTTCAATTTCACGTTGCCAGTTAATCTTCAATGAAGCAGGACAAATAATTAATATTTTCTTTGCTCCTGTCTCCAAAGCAGCAATAATCGTAGCCGTTGTTTTACCAAGACCCATATCATCGGCAAGAATAAATCTTCTTGATCCCGCCAACTTTTCTATTGCTTCTTTTTGGTGTTGTAGTGGTGGTCTATGATCGTATTTAGAATAATCCACCTCAACCTTCTCAACATTATGTGATTTAATAAGAGCCGACTTAGGTATCCAAAACTCACTTAATCTATCCTTCTCAAAGAATTTAGCCCAAACGTGGTAAGATTTTTCTTTCTCAACCACTAATTTCTCAACGTATATATTTTCAGGGATTTCAAGGAGATATTTTTCTTCAGCAAACTTTTTAGCAAAGTAAGTATCCAATTCCACCCACTTACGAGCAATCTTTGGTATAGTGTTAAAATAATTTATAATGTAATCCGCTTGAGTTCTTGTCGGATAAAATCTTTTGTTGGTTTCTTTTTTAGTTTTAAGATATATTATATAGTTATTAGCACCCGAATAAGTGTCTAACAACTCCAACGCTTTGTGTTCTATTAATGACTGATTAATATCCAAATTTTCCTTTTTAATAAAAATAACAATAAAAAAGATATTTATCAATAAATACCGAAAATATGGCAAATAAAGTTCCTATTACAAGGATAGGTAAATTTTTTGGAGAAAACGATTTTGACCTTGATATTTCAATGGGTGAGGAATGGTTAGTGGGTGATATGAACTTCACCTGTGTATTATATCGTGTTGATAGATACAAAACAAAAACTGATGATGTGTATGGTGAAACTGTATCAGACGGTATTAAGTTTTTACCCCCAATCGAGTTTAATGCATTTGTTCAAGTGTCCGCACCTGAAAATAAGTTGTTAGGGTCAACAAGGGTAGATCAAATGGAACCAGGTAATATCAGAATTTCTGTATACCAAAAAACTTTAGATGATTTGAATATTGATATTAATTTTGGTGATTATATTGGGTATTATGAAACGGAAACATTAGTTAGATACTATACCGTTAATAACGATGGTCGTGTTGTATCTGACAATAAACATACTTACGCAGGGTATAAACCTTTCTATCGTACAATAAGTGCATCACCTGTAGGACCAAATGAATTTAGAGGATTATGAAACTATTATTAAACGAATCTCAGAGTAAAGATTTAATTTATTCAATTAAGGGAGACCCAAATTTATTAATTAATAAACAAGTTAAAGTTTATTATGATATTACAAGACATATGTTCTCAGTTACATTTGGTGGTATTGTTGTATTAAAAGCGGATTACGTTAGATTGGAAAATGTAAGATTTTTAGTGGGGGAAAAAGGTAAAGAAAAGGTTAGATCGGTTAAACAAAAGAATGTTCATGCTTATGTTACAGGAACATTAATTGATTATTGTGAGTTTCCTTGTAATGATATACCATCACCCGAATCAAATATTGTTGTTAAATATAATCCTTATTTGGATGATACATTTGTAATTAAAAAAACAAGAGAACCAATTTTCAGAGCAAATGAGGTTGAAATGATAAATTTAGATGATAAAATATTTTTAGTGAGTTAATATGGGATTCCCAAAACAAATAAAAAAAAGTATTCCTCTGATTGAGAAAAAAATCTTAACTCCGAGAAGACATGAGATTGCGGATATGATTTCAGAAGATGGGACTTATCTTCCGAAATCTTTATTGCACGCCGATTTAGATCGTGGATTTTTAGATTTTGTTAAGGATGAATTAAGATGTGTTGTCGAAGGATCATTAATTCCAACTGTTGATATTATGATTACCACACAGAACTGGTCTCAATTTGTTGAGACGTGGGATTTTCAAAATATAGATAAAAACGCTGAACCCCCATTTATTACAACGATTAGAACCCCCGAAGTAAAATATGGAACAAATCCGGCATTAAGATGGAACATACCAAATAGAAGACAATACTATTACGCGAAAGTACCAACATGGGACGGACAAAGACACGGGATGGATATATACAAAATACCTCAGCCGGTACCTGTTGATATAACATATACTGTGGCTATCTTATGTAATAGAATGAGAGAACTAAATAAGTTCAACCAAATTGTTCTTGAAAAGTTTTCGTCAAGACAGGCGTACCAAGTTATAAAAGGACACTATATTCCTATCGTTATGAATGATATAACAGATGAATCAGTGTTGGATCTTGAAAAGAGAAAATTTTATATTCAAAAATACACCTTTACATTATTGGGTTTCCTTATTGACGAAGACGAGTTTGAAATCACACCAGCAATCACACGAGTTTTTCAAATTTTTGAGACGGAAACAAAAACAAGAAAGAAAAGACAAAGAAAAGAAGAACCAAACCCACCTTCAGTAAAAAGATATGATTTTGCAACGGGATCAACTGAAGTAATCGAAGTTTTTGATTATAATGTTAATTTAAGGTTTGTTGACAGTGATAATGTATCAAGTGGATCCCTTCCATCAGGATATGAGGTTTATATTAACGGTCTTTACTATGGAAACGATGTTAGGGAAATACAAATTAATAGTGGGGACACTTTGAAAATAATCATTTACAAACAATTTCCTAACAAAACTTCGTTTCTTATTTTCAATCAGGAATTGTTGTAATTAATCTTCTCCATAAATATCTTTTTTTTCCTTACATTTTTCCATTATCAGGTTTTCCAAAAACCGATACATTTTAATCCCACGCTTATCACAATACTTTTTTAGGGTTTCGTGAACGTCAACCGAAATCTTCAAATTTTTTATCTTCTTAGTATCTTTATCCATAGGTAGAAAAAAGGTAGAATTAAATCATACCAAAATATAAATAGTTTACAATAAGTAAAGTTTTTGCGTAAAAAACTAATATTTATATAGAAATAAATTAAATAAACAAAAAAAAAGACAATGGCTAATAGTAAAGTATTTGTATCACCAGGCGTCTATACTTCTGAAGTAGATTTAAGTTTTGTAGCACAAAGTGTTGGTGTTACAACTTTAGGTATCGCAGGTGAGACCTTAAAGGGTCCCGCATTCGAACCAATCTTCATTAGAAATTTTGACGAGTTCCAAACCTATTTTGGAGGAACTGTACCCGAAAAATTTGTGAACACACAAATCCCAAAATATGAGGCTGCGTATATCGCAAAATCTTATTTACAACAATCTAATCAATTATTCGTAACGAGAATCTTAGGACTTTCAGGTTATGACGCTGGTCCATCTTGGTCAATCGTAACTACGGCAAACGTAGATTGTTCTACAATCGGAGTTAATTGTTTTAGTGCTGTTACACCGTCAGGATCATGTGTTCCTGTATGTGTTACACCATTAGAATTACCATTCGTGGTTGATTTTACAGGATGTACTAATTCAACAACAAGTATAGATTATTTAAGTAATTTCCCAACAGAAATTCAAGATTTACTTAATGTAAGTTATGAGACACCTCAAGGTGGAACATCAACATTGGACAGTAACATTAGAGATTTAATCTTTGGGGTTATTACAAGTTCAAACCCTTTAACCGCTGAAGATACTAATATTAGTTATTTTGGTAGTGTTGATGGTAATGACTATAGTGCATTAACTGTGAACGGTACATATACCGCAACAACAAATGTATATGGTGTTCCTGCAATACCGTTTGACCAAAACACATTATGTGATGGAGCTAATACATCTTGGTATTATTCTTTATTTAATGAGGATGGTAGTGGTAACTATACAGGTATTGGATTTTGGTCAATCGTTACAGGTGTTACAAACATTACACCAATAACAACGACCACTACGGCACCTACAACAACGTCAACAACAACTAACCCTTGTGTTACTCCTGTTCCAACAACTACAACAACTACAACAATTCCTGTACCTGTTGAGTGTTATTCAGGATCAGTAATGGGTGTAATCTACTACTATACTGGTACATCATATACCAATTATGATAATATGGTTGTTGCAACATTCAGATCAAGAGGGATCTCAACTTATGCTGATGGTAATAACCCAGTATATGAAGTTCCTAATTTAAATGACGTTTCATTAAACATGACAGGTCAATACTCAGGTGTTTTACAAAACCCATATTTACCATTTGGTGTAAATGTTACAAATAAAGATGGTGTTAACTTTAATTTTGAAGCATCATTCTCAACATCAGACGCACAATACCTTACTAAAGTATTTGGTGGAACTAATTTTGGTAAACCAAGAAATGTAGTTCCTTTATTTGTTGAAGAAAGATTCCAAGCATTATTAAATTATGGATGGAGAAAAGGTTTCATTAGAGGTTTAAGACCTACATTAGTTGATTTAGATTCTGCTCAAAGTAATGCTAGTGATTCAATCGCATGGTATTTAGACAGATATCAAACACCAAGTTCACCATGGATTGTTTCTGAACTTAGAGGTACTAAAGTTTATAACTTATTTAAGTTCTACACAATTGCTGATGGAGATGCCGCTAACTATGAAATTAAAATTTCTATTGGGAACATTTCATTCGCAAATGGTACTTTTGATGTGTTTGTTCGTGATTATTATGATACAGATACAAACCCAGTTGTTGTGGAAAAATTCACAAACTGTAGTATGGATCCAAGTCAAAATAATTTCATTGCTAAAAAAATCGGTTCATTGGATGGAGAATTCCAACTTAATTCTACGTATGTAATGGTAGAAATGAATGAAGATGCTCCTGTAGATGCATTACCTTGTGGATTTGAAGGATTTAACTTTAGAACATATGGTTCGGCAACATCGCCATTCCCTGTTTATAAAACAAAATATGACTTCCCTGGTGAAGTTATATTCAACCCACCATTCGCAGCACCAATACAAAGTCCCGGAGATAATGTTAGAAGAACATATTTAGGTATTTCTAACAATAATAGTTGGGATGGTAACTATTTTGAATATATTGGTAAACAAAACCCTATTTCAACTTGTGATCTTGAAGGTGGTGAATGGAACTACAGATCTAAAGGATTCCACATGGATAAAGACGCATCGGGCATTACAATTTCAGACGCGTTTACGACTTCAGGAACACCAAGATTTGATGTGGGTGATGCTAACTTCTCATCTGAACCAAACAACCCAACAAACCCTTACTATAGAATTTACTCAAGAAAATTCACTTTATTAGTACAAGGTGGTTTTGATGGTTGGGATATCTATAGAGAATATAGAACTAACGGAGATAGATATGTGTTAGGTAGATCAGGTTACTTGAATGGTGCTTGTCCTGATAACAGATATCCAAACGCAGTTGGTTGGGGAGCATTCAAACAAATCGCAGTTGGTGATGGAACTCAAGATTTCGCAAATACTGATTACTATGCATACTTGTTAGGTATTCAAACATTTGCTAATCCTGAAGCAGTTAACATCAACGTATTTGTATCACCTGGTATTGACTACGTTAATAACAGTGATTTAGTGGAGGCAACAATTGATATGATTGAGAACGATAGAGCGGATTCACTTTATATTACAACTACTCCTGACTACAATCTATTCTTACCAACCACAACAGGTGGTGATGGGTTGATTTACCCACAAGAAGCGGTTGATAATTTGGAAACTACAGGAATTGACTCTAACTATACGGCTACTTACTACCCTTGGGTATTAACTCGTGATACGGTTAATAATACTCAAATCTACATTCCGGCAACGGCTGAGGTAACAAGAAACTTGGCATTAACTGATAACATTGCGTTCCCTTGGTTCGCAGCCGCAGGTTATACAAGAGGTATCGTGAACTCAATTAAAGCACGTAAGAAGTTAACTCAAGAAGATAGAGACACTCTTTACCAAGGAAGACTTAACCCAATTGCAACCTTCTCAGATGTCGGTACTGTAATTTGGGGTAACAAAACTCTTCAAGTAAGAGAATCAGCACTTGATAGAATTAACGTAAGAAGATTGTTATTACAAGCTCGTAAATTGATTTCAGCAGTTTCTGTGAGATTGTTGTTTGATCAAAATGACGAACAAGTAAGACAAGATTTCTTAAACTCAGTAAATCCAATATTAGATGCCATCAGAAGAGATAGAGGTTTATATGATTTCCGAGTAACAGTTTCTTCAGATACTGCTGATTTAGATAGAAATCAAATGACAGGTAAGATTTACATTAAACCAACAAGATCCTTAGAATTTATAGATATTACCTTCTATATCACACCTACAGGAGCATCATTTGAGGAC